CCTAACTACGTGGTATGAAATCCGTGCGGAGGCGATAGATAATATCCTCGACGCTACGGTGATCTGGGCTGCGTTGATGGGCGCAGGATCTTTCACTCCTCAGGTTGGTGGACAGTTCATCACCAGGACTGTTGGCTACGGCGAACAGGACGCGGTGGATGTAGCTCGCGGAGATACCCTCCCCCAGGGTGAGCCGGAGCTGGAGACGATGGCACGCTGGACTTGGCGTTACATCGCTACGCACGTCCAACGGTCTGTGTACGACGACCAGATCAACAACGGTCCCTCGAAGATCAAAGACCTGGTTGGTCTGAAGCTTGGAGCGGCTCGTGATGGTATGGAACAGCGGTTCGAGACTGTTCTGATGAACGCCACAGTCACGGCTGAGACTGGCAAGAGCATGCAGGGGCTAAATGATATGCTCCCGCTTGTTGCGGATAGGTCCACAGGGACTTATGGTGCGATTGATCGCCCAGCTGCCTACGCCGACTCAGGCAACGGTGTCAGTGTTGGATCAGGCCTAAACGACTGGTGGGGTGGAAAGTACCTTCCGGGTACGCTGACCACGCTCGAAGATGATCTCCTGACTGATATGAAGAAGCTGTACAACAGCGTCCACAATAATCAGTCTCCGCCCAATCTCCTGATCACGACCCAGGTGATCTTCGAAGCCTATGAAGAGTTCGCTCTTGATATCTCGCAGATCATCAAGGACGAATCAACCCGGCTGGCTGACCTTGGGTTTGAGGTTCTCCGGTTTAAGGGCAAGCCCCTGATCTGGACGCCTAACGTAGATGATAACAACATGATGATGGTCAACACAGACTACATCGAAGTTGTTTATGACCCTGAGCTTTGGTTCGACATGACCGAATTCAAGCCCATCCCCCTGCAGCCGGATCGCATCGCTCATATCATGAGTGCCGCGAACCTCGTGTCGTCTCAGCTTCGTCGTCATGGAAGACTTACTTACAGCTAAAACTTCTGAGGTGTTGACCGTCAAACCCTCAAGAAAGGAATAACGATGTCCGGTATCAAAACGCTTTTCCGAACGCAGGTCACCGACACTTGGACTACGGTGACTGATGGTGACAACCTTGGAGACATTCGTTGGGAATCCAACAAGTGTTACAAGGTTGTGAAGTTCAACAATGGGGTAGACAACATTGCCTCACTTGCTGGTTATGTTGCTATGTACTATGCCGTTTCGGGGTCTGCTTCCGCGACGACAGGGTATCTTAGCAGTATCGTCACTATGGACAGGACTGACTCAAGTAACATTGGTGCAGGTATATTTCAGGTTGCCGTAACTGATGGAGACCATTGCTGGTTGCAGATCAAGGGTCAAGCTACCCTGAACACCACCTCTTTGCCTAGTGGTTCTGATGGTAACGCCATGACCACAAATGGTTCAGCAGCAGATGGTGCACTTATCATTCCTAACGCACACGGTGAGGAAATCTGTGCCGTCATCGATGATGCCAGTCTCTTCCAAATCATCTGCGATTTCAGGTTCTAAATCATGGCCCTTACCCGTGCAACAATTCGTACTCTTGTTGAAGACGCTCTAGGGCGTACAGACAAGACAACCTTGGTAGACACCGCGATCGATCTTGGTGTGGAGGAATTCTCAACACAATATCGTTGGAGTGATCTTTTGGTTGAAGATGATAAGACACTGACTGTGGATACTCAGTCTGTGGATCTTGCGAGCAATGTTGCACGGATTATCGAGATCCGTCTGATTGACGGAAACAATTCTAGGACTCTGAGTATAAGGTCCAAGGATTGGATGGTCAGGCACGCCCCTAATCCTTCAGCTAACAACACAGGCAAACCTACCTTTGGATACCTGCAGGGCACGACTTTGTTTGTGGTTCCGATCCCAGACGAAGCGTACACCATAAGGTACTCCTATTATAAGCTCTCCGCAGCCTTAGCGAATGATTCTGACACAGTGGATGTGCGACATAGTGGAGCAGCTATTGCTGCCTATGCGACCTACTGGGTGTTTCAATCCATAGAGAAGCATGAGGATGCTGAGAGATGGTTGGCGACGTATCTGAAGCTCTTAGACTCAGCTAAGAGGACGGATAAGGAGAATAGTGTTACGACTCAGATGTTTGATCAGCGGGGTGATATCTTGGTCTCTGGAGAGTTCTGGCTGGACCCGTTTGTTAGGGGTACTCCAGGTATGGGCTACGGGCATTACGGATATGGCTATTGAAAGGTGAGATATGGCTAACGATGCAGACGGCTTAAGTTGGACAGAATCGCAACCCGCGAATACGGACGCCCGTAACGAAGGAGCACAAGAGATTCGTGGGCTTCGTAAAGGTACAAACCTACGTTTGGGTAAAGAGCATACGACTCTTGCAGTCATGGGTTCTGGACCTGATCTTGCCACAGGTGGTGGTGAGCATATCGCAGGGAGTGCAGTCTCTTATAGGCAGTCTGGAGACCCTACTAAAAGACCGGATGCTGCTACAGATCTAACTGCTGCAGATGATGGCAGGCTGTGGGTTGACAGTGATGATGAAAAACTATACAGCTACGTCCATCCCAGTTTTGTTGCAATTGCTCCTTCCGTTATAGATGCAGATGCTCAGTCTACTGATATCAAAACAGCTTTTCTCGGTGTTAGTGGTTGGACAAACGCTACAGGATTTTTAGTATTAGTATCTATCAATCTTAGGAATACAAGTTCCTCAACTATACTCTTACAGGTTGAAGATATCTCTAACCAATTCCGAACAATAGGAGTTACCTTACCTCAAGTTGGTGGGGGTATGATTTTAGTTGCATCTGTAATGGTTCCCAATGGCAATTCTATCAAGCTTGCTTCTGTGGTTGGTAGTTGGGTTGGTGAGGTTCGTTACTCACACATCGTGATGACATGAGAGACGGTACAGGATATTCTCCGGTTGAGTCGGCAGCCCCGCTTAGGGGGTTGTTTACCACTCTTGCCTCGAACAGGCTTGACCCATCCTTCACACCTTCTATGCTCAACTGCATGGTTAGGGATGGGGAGCTTACAAGCAGGTTTGGTTATGATAAACTCGGAGCTACTCTTGACGGAGAGATCCGGGCTTTTGCACAGTTTGGACCCTTAGGTGGGGTTACATCGCTTTTGGTCCTCACGACTAAGCGGCAGTATTATTATGCTGCAGGGACAAATGTTTTTGTAGATATTACACGGAGAGATGATAGTAATACTGATGCAGTAACTGCGGTAAGTACAGGTGGTGGTGGGACAATCACGATAGGGACAACAAACCTGACAGCTAACTTTACCTCTGGTGATAAGTTCTCTATCACGGGCTCGACAAATAACAACAAAGACTTTACTGTTGCCAGCTCTGCATATACTGGAGGTGGTCCTAATACAGTTATCACAGTCATTTCTGGTGACACTGTTGGGGTTTTAGGTACTCCAGGAGTTGTAAACTATAGTATAAATTATGCTGTAGACACTGCAGACGGAGCCTCAACCTTTACGATCACAGGCAACGTTGCTGCGGCCTTCCTCTCTGGGGAGAGTATAAAGGTTGTAGGGAGTACAGGAAATGATAGATCATACACAGTAAGTGCAAACGCCATCTTCACCAGTGTTACGACAGTGATTGTAAACGAGACAATGGTGGATAGCAACAATGATGGCACGATTGTTATTGTAACAGCTCTTACAACTGGTGCAAATCAGTTTATCGACCACGCAGAAGTAACAGACGTGAACGGTCGGCGGGTGATTGTCTGTAACGGAGCAGACTCTCCTCTACAATGGAGTGGAGTTTTGACGACTGATTTCCGTCAGTGGAGACCAGCGTATACTAACTTCACTACCATGAGGACTGTCACAGTCTTTAGTGGGTACTTACATCTTGGGAGTGTTACGCTTTCAACGACAGGAGAAGATCCTCAGTCGATAACTTGGAGCAAGGCAGGAGACTTTGACGGCTTCAATGATGGAGATTCAGCTACCCAAATCCTAAGTGACTTAGAGACTCCTATCAAGCACACCAGGATCTTGGGTGATCGAATGGCTATCTACTCGGATGACCAAATCATCAACGCTGCTTTTGTTGGTGGGGCTGCGGTGTTTGCTTTTGAGACAGTGCTACCTGAAGGTACTAGGATGCTCAGTCCTAATGCCGTGCTGCCTATCAACATTGGGCATGTGTTTGCGGGACAAGAAAATATCTACATGTACGACGGCTCTAAGG